TTAGAGAGGTGGCTAAATGTTCTCACGCTGGTAACAATCAACATCATTCAGATAAACCACTGCATTGGGACAGAAGTAAGAGTGGGGATGAATTAGACGCTCTAACGAGACATCTCCTTGAGGCTGGGTCAACAGATACTGATGGCGTTAAACACTCCGCAAAAGTGGCTTGGAGGGCTTTAGCGAACTTACAGAAGGAACTTGAGTCAGAGGGCAAAGCACCTTTGTCTAAATACAATAAACTATGATAGCAATATTCGACATTGATTCGTTAATCTATGAGGCTTGTTATGGGGCTGAAGATTTAGAAGAGGCTGGGGAAAGATTCTTTAATCGTTACAACAATGCCATCTATGAGGTAAGTAATCGTTTTGACATTAAAGGGGTGATTCCAGTTGGTTTCTGTAAAGAGAACTATCGCAAGAAGGTTGACCTATCCTACAAGGCAAATAGAGTAAGTGAGAAGCCAAAGTTCTTTGATGAACTAATCCAATATGTTAAAAACAACTTGAATGTCCAAAGCAGAAGAGGTATTGAGACTGATGACTTGGTTGTTAAGTATCACGACTACTACGGAAAGGATGGGTCAATTATCATCTCTATTGATAAGGACTACAATCAATGTGAGGGTCTTATTTACAACTACAAGAATGGTGAGATTATCATTGTAAACAAACAAGCATCATTGTATAACTTTTATAGTCAAATGGTGATTGGTGATACGGCAGATAATGTCAACTATATAAAGGGTGTGGGTAAGAAATGGTGTGAGAAGAACTTAATCAACAAGAATGAGTTCTCTATGCGTAGAGCCGTTTACGCTCTATTCAAGGAGAGGTATAGAAGCAAAGCAAAGGAGATGTTCATCAGATGTTATTTGCTATTAAGACTGAATGTATTTTAATAGTATACCCTTATAAATGTGATTAAAACATAATAGTATATCATTAAAGAAACAAAACCGATACAAATTGTATCATTAAATAAACATTAATATGAAAACACCATTACAAGAAATACTTCAATTCGAATATTATTCAAGACAGATGTTTGATTCAGATGAAAAAGTAGCAATGGCATTGCTTGATTATATTAGGGTTAATAAAGAAGATTTGCTTGAGTATGAACAAAGAATTTTTAACACCAAAGAGGAATGACAGAACAAGATTTAATTGATTTGGGATTTGAAAAAACAGATTTAATTGATTTAGGACTTGAAAGAATAGATTTAATCGATTTAGGACTTGAAGGAATAGATGAAGATACTTTCTACTACTACGCTTTAGATTTAGTTAGAGGACTTGAATTAATATCAAACGATAGTGATGATTTGATAGATGGGAAATGGGTTGTTGAATTGTATGAAGCAGATAGAATTAGATTTGTAGACAAAGAGAATTTAGAGGAGTTTATTAATGTTGTAAAAAGAAACACAATATGAAACAGAGTAACAGAGACAGACAGAAAGAGTTAAGTTATAAGATAGTTGGGTGGTCAATCTTAATTGTTATGGGGATGGCACTACTATCATCTGTAATTAAGTTTATATTCTACTAAATGCAGATACACGATGACTTTGAGTTTGAAGAGAAGCGCAGACTGTACTATGCAGTCTACGCTTTCAAACTTATGATTAATGAAGTGAGTATTGAAGACCTACTGGACTTTATTAAAGAACTTGAAGACGAAGAAGAATATGAGGCGTGTGCTGGTATCAGAGACGCAATTGATGATTACATAAATAAACAAATGAATGAGTAAGTTAAAGACAACAAAGAATGAGATAATGATTAGTCGGCTAATCGAGTACATAAATGATTATGCTGGGATAGACATAAGACACAACTCAAGGAAATCACATTATGTATTTTCAAGGGCAACATACTTTAGGATAGCCGCAGAGTATATCCCAGACACATTATCTAATGTGGCTCGTGCAGTCAATAGAGACCACGCCACTGCAATACACGCCAGAAAACTATATTCAGAACTGGAGAGGTATAATACATACAGAAATATGTATAATGATGCTTGTGCGTATATGGACTTTGTAGAGGAGGCAACTGTACAAGAGCATAAAGAAAATGTGGAGAGTAGTATTGCTGCATATGCAGAGCAAGTGGCAAGACTAAATGATGTTATACGGATGCAGAATGAGAAACTTAAACAACAAAAAGAACTTCTTGATAAGATAGGGTTGGAAGAACACGAGATTAAATATCGTGATTTACCTTCAGAGAAGAAGTATGTATTCAAGGAGAGAGTTAACGCAATACTAAAGATGATATGAATATAGTTAATGAATTAGAGTTAGGGTTTAAAGATGTCGACTCCATATACGAGTCGACATCACATAAATGGGATGATAAAAAAAAGGTTGATGTCCTCCTTGAGATTGGTGCAGTGATAGAAGCCAATTTAGGGATTGATTCTACGGCAACAGAACGTAATGAAGCCAAGAAGCAACAGAGATATATTTACAGAACTATAAAGAAGATAGACCCTTCATTGGGTGATTTATTAATGCGATTATTTTAAAGTTATGCCAATACCAAAACCAAGAACTGGAGAGAATAAAAAAGATTTCGTTAAGAGATGTATGGCTAATGACACTATGGCTAAAGAGTATGGTGTCGACCAAAGATTTGCAATATGCGTAGCCCAGTGGGAAGAAAAGAAGTAGATGACTATGATGAAAGGGTGATTAAAGCCCTAAAGTATTGCTGGGACAAAGGCATCTATGCCTACCCTATTGTTCACGATGGGAGGGGTAAGAGATGTCCAGATGTTAAGATACAAATGCGGATAGGGAATAAGAAAGTAACTGGTGAAATAGTTTATAGTCAGAAGGATGATAGACTGTACAAAAAGATAAATGAACTTTACCTACATCATTACGAAAAACGCAACGATTAAACAAAATCGTTGCTTTTCAGTTATATAGTATGAATAACAATAAGAGACAGAACGATGGGCGCAAATATAATAAGCGTAAAGGTCGTGTAAAGATTATTAAGAACGAAGGGCAAGTATCAAAACCACAGATGTCAAAAGCAAAGAAAGATAGGGCTAAACAATTATCACAAAAGGCAATTAAGAATATCTTTGGGAGTGAAGATGCTATATGGGATGAGGTGGCTAAAGCAGCAAAAGATGGGAGTTATAAGCACCTTGAAATGCTTATGAACTATTCATACGGGAAGAGTGGTGAGAATAGAGCAGAGGCAAGACCACAACATAAACCACCCGTTATCCAGTTCATTAATAATGCTGGGGAAGCCCCAAAACAGATTGATAACACCATTGATATAGACCACGAAGAAGAATGAGTGGTGTTAAGATAAATGTAAATGACAAGTACATCCCACTATTTCAAGGTAACACGAGATATTATGTGGTTACTGGGGGACGAGGTAGTGGGAAGTCATTTGCAGTCAACTTGTTCCTAAATTCCCTAACTTACGAAGAAGGTCATAAAGTGTTGTTCACCCGATACACGATGACATCTGCACATACATCTATTATCCCAGAATTTGTAGATAAGATAGAGTTAATGGGGGCGAGTGATGACTTCAGAGTCACACGAGACGAAATCATTAATATGCATACCAATTCCCTTATTATGTTTAAGGGGATAAGAACATCAAGTGGGAATCAGACTGCTGCACTTAAATCATTGGCTGGGGTGACTACTTTCGTTGTAGATGAGGCAGAAGAACTTGTAGATGAAGAGATATTTGACAAGATAGACTTATCTGTACGTTCTAACAGAAATACAAACAGAGTCGTATTAATTCTTAATCCAACAACAAAAGAGCATTGGATATATAAAAGATTCTTTGAATCCAGAGGTATAGAATCTGGATGGAATGGGGTGCATAAGGACACTACTTATATACACACTACATACAAAGATAACAAGGATAATCTGCCAGATAGTTTCTTGCATAGCATTTATGAGATGAAACTTAAACGACCAGAGAAGTATGAGCATCAAATTTTAGGGGGTTGGATTAATCAGCAAGATGGGGCGGTGTACACAAACTGGAAAGTTGGGAATTATGTAGAACTGAATAAAACTTG